GTAACTTTTTTAGGCTAAATCGTTGGAAGTTAGAACTTTACATGGTTACGGTGGTTACGGTCGCTTTTTGGGGGTTTTTTTGTAAATTTGTTTTTGAATTTAAAATAAAAGTGTAAATTTGTACCATGGAAAATGTATTTAGAGAGATAACAGAAGTAAAGACTTGGTTTAAGCGAGGCAAGTACATTTATGCAAAGAGAACTATTGACGGCGCTATCCTGGAGGGGCATGTTTATAAACAACGTAAAGACAACGAATTTCTTTGTCCTGAAACAGACTCCAACGGAAGAGACGGTACGATGGCTGATATTGGATTAGACCACAGAATAGCGACCAGAGGAGAGGAAGCGGATTACGACAGGGAGCATGAATACGATATGGCCTGGATGAATAACTTCTCCGTTCATATTAACGGCGATTCTCAAAAGTTTATCAAATATATACACGCTTGCGTTGCTTTAGATATACCTTTTGATAGAAGATGGAACTCAACAGCTAACTTTCTTTGGTACGGTGTTAAGAACGGAAAGCCGTTTGCTAAAGACATATCATTCGGAGACGCAATCTTCGGAAGTCCTGACGGACTTTACACGGAATACACGGCAGCAAATAAAAATAAATCTAAATCTAAAAATAATGAAATACATCGAGAGATTAAAGACCACAGAGTCTTACAAGGAGCAAAAAGAAGCAAATTTCGCAACGGAAGAGGCCGAGATTCAACTACAAGCAGACGTTTTAGGATGCAAACGAAACGTATCACAGCTAACAAGGGAGTTAGACGACTTGAAGAGCGCAAAGGATTTTGATTCTGTTTCTATTCTGAATAAATCAGACGCTTTGGAAATGGCGAAAAAAGACCTTAAAACTTTGAAAGAATTACAAAAGGAATTGTTCTAACAACGAAATTCCCGGCACATCTGTCGGGAATTTATTATATTTACATTATGGGTGCGAAAATAAAAAAGAGTGATAGTGATTTTAAAGATTTTAAAGGTTTTTGGGTAGATAAGAACGTCAATAAAGCATTTATGATGAAATGCATTGAATTGGAAGTTAACCAAAAGGACATTTTGGAGAACCTTATCGTGAGATGGCTAGAGATGAAAAGTAAACAACAACAACGTAAAATAGAAATATATGGCAGCTAAAACGACAGACTTTGATAGGTTACTGGAACACATGAAAGGAAAGCATGCGAGAAGATTCGACGGAGCATTGGAGGTGATGGACGACGAGCAATTTGCGCTGAACTACATTAAATTACTGGAGTTCTCTTCTCCGAAATTACAACGTACCGACATGAATTTTGGCGGTGAAGTTGACAATACTATAAACATAATCCATACACACAATGCAGACAAGATTGACGACAAAGGAGAAGATTGATATATTTATAATTCTAACGGTTTTCCTGACGAGTATTGGAATGTATTTTTTCGGAGTTAAGTACTGGTATTTTCCGACGGTTGGATATATTACCATCCTGGTTGTTTTAGCGATAATTCAGTTTGGGATAATTTTGTATGGCCGACGTATATACAGAAAAAATAGAGGATGGTTTCCCAAAGATAAATCCTGATGAACCTACTTGTAAGCAACACTTTTGACAAAACGGAAGCGGCTTATAAGAGCGAGCGTTATCGTTATATAATTAATTCAGGCGGAAGTAGGTCGGGCAAGACTTATTCCACTATACAATTATTTATAACGTTACTTCTCACGAAAAAGAATTTCAAGATTAGTTGTTACAGGAACTTGCGAGTTGACTGTATTGATACGGTAATGCAGGACGCTGAAAATATAATAAATAGCGACCGTTGGCTTCAATCTAAATTCAAAAAGAACAAAAAAGACGCAACTTACACTTGTGAAACGACTGGTTCTGTCATTGTTTTTGCAGGAACGGAGAAAATACACAAAGCATTGGGTAGTCAGAACGATATTATTTTTCTTAACGAGATTTCAGAGTTTAGTCAGGACGTATTCAATCAACTTGACCAACGATGTAGGGGTCATGTATTTATTGACTATAATCCAAGTAAGGAATTTTGGGTTGAGAAGTACAGGGAGAACGATACGGCTACATTTATCCATTCTACGTATAAAGATAACATTCAGTTTTTAACTGCCGGGATAATCGCTAAACTTGAAAGTTACAATCCTTATTTCCCTGGATCAACGGAGGTAATTTGGAAAACTGGAAAAGGTACTTTGGTTTACAAAGGAGAGCCAATCACGAGAAAAAATCAACCACCGGAGCACCCTGTCAATGTTAAAAATGGAACGGCCGATAGATATATGTACGAGGTTTATTGTCTTGGACTTGGAAGCGAGAAGCCAAACAGGATTTATAAGAACTGGAAAGTATGTTCTAACAAATATTACGACAACCTGGAGTACAAAACTTACTTTGGCCTGGACTTCGGGATTATAAAACCAACGGCATTAGTGGAGGTAAAATACGACGGAGATAAAACGTTTTATGTTGACCAACGACTTTACCGTCCAAGTTCGACGTTTGGTGTAACGACTAGCGGATATTTAAAGACGGTATTAAATCCACCATTGGACGGAAACGATCTACTTGTTGCGGATTCAGCGAAACATACGCAGGTTGACGACCTTAGAAACGACGGTTTGTTGGCAGTTGATGCGATAAAAGGACCTGGAAGCATTATGAAAGGGATTGAGCAATTGCAGGGATTTACTATTTATACAACGAAAAGAAGTAACGATTTAAGAAAGGAATATATGGAGTATTCCTACAAAATGGATAGATATGGGCTTGTTACGGACGAAGTTGACCCGGTTAGCGAGGACCATTTATTAGATGCCACACGTTACATTATATCATACTTAATAAGATACCTAGGGATAACAACATGAAAAAGAAAATAATACCTAAAAAGCCTGTAAAAAGAGTTTGTGATTGTTGGTTAAAAGATGTGCCTCCAAAAAAGAAATTCTATTGTTTTTGTTTGAAATAGGTTTATTTAGACTATATTTGTCATCACTTTGTTACTCGACAAACTTTTACTCATTTACTATTTATTTGGAAAAGCCCTATTCGCTATGGGGCTTTTTTTTTGTCTTACGGCGAAAATTCTAGCGAAAATATTGTAAGTTTGTAAAAATGTACTTTTATGTTATCAATTGGCGACCTAGTAACTTCGTTATTCCCGGTTTATGAAAAGACTACCGACGGACAGGATTGGTACTTTATTGACGGAGAGAATTTATTCTCAAAAGAAAAAACGAATTTAAAATACGCATTAAAGCACCCTATTTTGACGCCTGCAATGTTATTTGTGGCGAACCTTTTTGCGCAGGCCCAGTTTTCTGTTAGAGACAAAGAGACGAAAGAGGTTATTCCTGACCACCCGCTGATAAAACTTCTAAATAAACCTAACTACTATCAAACGAGAATTGACTTCCTGGAGCAATTAGAGTTTCTAAAAATAGCGCAAGGAAGAGGCGTTATCTACCTAAAAAAAATTATTGGATTCGACGACGTTGAGGCGATGTACTCATTGCGAAGCGATTTAATAAGTTACCCAAACAATTTCAAGACGAAACATATATCAATGAGCGAGGCGGAAATGGCCCGGGTTGATTCGCAGCTAGTTTGGTTTGATAAGGGAGGAAAAGAGGAAATGAGAATTAAATTTAAAGATTTGATTTTTCTTTACGATTTACCACCAGTAATAAATAAACGAAATAAAGTTGAGACGAATAGCAGGCTTGACGGATTACAACCGACGCTTAAAAATGTATATGATTCAGAAATAGCGAAGAATATAGTAATAAAAAGTAACGGTAAGGAAATGTTATCCGGCGGATCAGGAACGGGAGGATTCCCGTTTAATGATGACGAGCAGTCTGACGCTAAAAAGAACTGGAATAACAACTACGGAACCGGATTCGGGAGAAGTAGAGTTTACATGACGAAAGCTAACGTAACCTGGACGAATTTAGCAACGGCACTTAGAGATTTAGGTCTTGACGAGAGTACAAAGGTCGATGGAAACATAATTTATACCGCATTACACATACCAAAGGATATTCTTTCTCTGGAGGCAAAAAAGACGACTTACAACAACTTCAAGGAGTCAATGACATCATACATTCAAAACGACATACAATCGCAACTGAACGACTTCACAGAGAGTGTTCAGCCGCTATTGCAAGACGATAAGTTAGAACTTGTTGGAAGTTATGACCATTTGCCAGTAATGCAATTCCTACTAAAGACGAAATATGAAGCCGTAAATATTCAAGTAACGGCTTTATCAAACGCAAGGAAAGCCGGATTACCCGACGAGCTTGCTTTGGAATTGGTAGGTTTACCAAAAAACATTAAATTAGAGGACTTAATCGAAACACAACAAAATGAACAGGCAGCGCAAAATTCGGAATCGGGCCAAACGACCGAACAAGAAACAAATTGAAAAAGCAATTTCTGACCGAGAGAAAATCACGGATGGACACGAAATTGTAAGAAAAATTAAAAACGGTTAATTATGATTATTAAAGGTATGCCAGTTTTCGGCGAAAAATCGGAGAGTATAGATTGGATTATTGAACACATGGACGATATTCTTTACGAAGCAAAAACTATCGTAAAACATGCCGACGCTCTTAATATTGGAGTTGTTCAGAGCGTTGTTGATGACAACCTTAAAGTAATAGGCGAGAAAGCTGCCGTTGATGGTGGAGCGATCGTTCCTAACATGGCCGGAGAGATTAAGGCGAGGTTAATCATAAATACAACGAACTTTTTAGATAGTCATAAGGACGTACATATTCCCGGAATATGGAAGAAGTCTCTCCAGGAGAATAAGCGAATTAAACATAAGCAAGAGCACGGTTATAGATTTAAGGATATTATCGCAGACAAGGAGGACCTGGATGCTTTCACTAAGAAATATAAGTGGAGAGATTTAGGTTATGATATGCCAGGAGAAACGGAGGCCTTAGTATTTGATTCCACGATTAAGAGAAGTCGAAATGAGGAGATGTTCGAGGAATATAAAGAGGGAAATGTTGACAATCATTCGGTAGGTATGCAGTATGTAAAAATGTTTTTTGCAGCGAATACAGAAGAGCCGGACCAAGCACAATATAAAGAACAATGGGATAAATACTTTCCAACGATAGCTAATAAAGAGGACGCAGAACGCTCTGGTTATTTTTGGGCCGTAACGGAAGCGAAAGCTAGAGAGGGGTCAGCAGTACCCGACGGAAGTAACCCTATAACGCCTACCCTTTCGAGGAAAGGAGAAAATACTTTGAGCCGCAAAACGCACTTGAAGCATAAACCGGAGAAAGCCGAGAAATCACTTTCGATGGAACGAAGAGGAATATTGAATTTCCTTAAAACGAATTATTAATTTTAAATTCTTTTCAAATGAAAAAAAAGAAATTTAACAAAAGTGCGTTTTTTGCACCGATCTTTTTACCTGTAATTGTAAGTAATGAAGATACATTAACGGATGCTGAAATTAAAGCGCAACTTGATGCGAAGTTTACAAAAGTAAACGACGAAATGAAAAGCGTAATCGAAAACGGAGCTACTAAAGCAGAAGTTTTAAAGGTTACTGATGCTCTAAAGACGCAAGGCGAGGCTTTGCAGACTTTTATTGACGAGCAAAGAGCGAGATTTGATAATAACAAATCCTGGTCAGAAGCATTTACCGATTTCCTAGAGGATAATCAGGACAAATTAAAAGACATTATTGCCAGTAAATCCGGCGAGATTGAATTTAATTTCGACCAGGCTATCGAGAAAGCGGAAGAGCCAATTTTGACGACTAGTGGAGGCGACGCTGTTACCGCACCACCAAATCATAATACGCAAATGACTGCGATTAGATTGCGTGATGATAATCCGTTAATTAGTCTATGTAACGTTGTAAAAACGAATCAACCTAGTTTAGCTTACACGGAAGTTTTTCCGAAGTCAGGCGACTATGCTTTCGTTGACGAGGGAGAGTCTAAACCACAGATTGATTTTCAATGGGCGGTAAGATATGCGACTCCTTTCAAAATTGCAGCTCACATGAAATTCTCGGAGGAAGTTGTTACGGATATTCCTCGTTTGATGGATACTGCAAGAGGTTACTTGAAAGACAAGCACGACTTATTTAAGGCGGATGCTTTGTATTTCTCTGACGGTACTCTCGGTACGCCTCTTGGCGCAACTGCAATTGCACGTCCTTTTACTGCCGGAAACATGGCGGGTAAAATTGAGAACCCAACGATTATGGATGTAATTAACGCTATCGTTACTGACATTTATACGACTCACAACTATGCTGACGAGACTCCTTATCAGCCTAACTTGGTATTGTTAAATCCGGTGGATTTCTTTATCAATTTCCAGGCCGCTAAAGATGCAAACCGTTGGGCGTTGTATTCAGGAGTTACCTTATTCAACGAGTACAAAATCGGTGCTTTGACGATTAAGCCTTGGGAGAAAATGGCGTCTGACAACATTTTTGTTGGAGACATGAAAAAGTATAACATTTCTAACTGGGTACGTTACTCTGTAAGATTAGGTTGGATTGGAAACCAATTTATTGAGAATATGTTTACTATGGTTGGAGAGTCAAGATCGCACTTCTACGTGAAGAATTTTGACGAGCAAGCGTTTGTTTATGACAGTATCACTACTGTAATGACAGCGATTACAAAACCGGCAGGTCTAGCGGCTTCACTAGGTGTTGACATCAAGGAAGCTAAGGAGGTTCAAGCTAAAGTTATCGCAGGAAACAAAGCGAAAATTAAGGCTATGCTGAAAACGAAGTCAAACAAAAAAGGGTAATCTTTTAAGTTTCAGATAATGATTATTAAAACAGGAGATTTTAAATTAGATGCGTTCATCCCTAATGTGGATGACGCACCTAATTCCGAAATACTAGGGAACGACAACGAGCTCCAGGGCTTTATTGATAAATTCGAGGAAGAGATTTTAATAAGGCTGCTAGGATGGGAGCTTTACTCTGAATTGATGACGCAATTTACCGACGGAGTTTTAGACCCTAATGCGGACGAAAAATGGGGAAAACTCGTTAATGGTTTCGAGAATTATAGAGGAATGTCAGCGATGATTGTAGGCTATGTTTTTTGGAAATTCATTGAGAGCGATGATTCACATTATAGTTCAGCGGGCGTTGTTAGAGAGACTAGCGAAAATTCAGAACACCACGAGAGTAGGCCGAAAGCTATCGGACAGTACCGTGTTTTTTACGAGCATGCAATCGGTAATTATTACCAGGCAGGACTTTACGTAAAGACCGGAATGTTTGGCGGATTGGTAGGCGTAATTCATAGTGGAGCTGCGGCAGGAGGTTCAAACTTTAAAAGTTTATACATCTACTTGCAGGACAATTTCGATATTTTCCCGACCTGGGCTCCTGAAAAATTTAAGAATAAAAATTATTTTGATGCTTAGAAAATTAACTGAAATATTTGACCAATTACCAGCGATGAAAATCGGAAAAGGAGAGTATAAACCGATATTTAGATACGGAACTCAAACACGGCTTGCCGATGATTTGAGCTTAGGAAGAAAAGTATCGAAAATTACATATCCTTTGATTTATTTAGAGATGCCTTTTGAAGAGGAAGAGGACGTTAGTTTAAGATTTATCCTGGCGACAATGAATAATCGAACAGAAATGACAAACGAAGCTCGTTTGTTTTGGACCTACGATGCCGTACTTGCTCCATTGAGAGACAATATGGTGAAAGCATTGTTGCGAAGCGGAGTTTTTAAGCGTACCGATAACACTCCTCACAAAAGGAATTATCTTGGGTCAAAGCATTTTAACTACCATTTAACACCGGATATTTGGGATGCTTTAATTTACGATACAGAATTTAGATACAATCACGATTGCCAGGTAAGGAAAATATATTTTTAATTTAAAAAAAACAATTATCATGGATAAAACATATAATGATATTTGCACACCGGGATCATTAGACGAAGCGAACACAGGTTCAAGTAGTCAATGTCTTGAAGCTGTTACCGTCTTACTTGTCTTGGCTAAGAATACGTTTAGATTTGCGAATCTTGCGGAGATGAAGTCAAAACAAGCATGGCAACAGGCGATTGAAGCGAGGGATTTAGTTCCTTTGTTTGAATTGTATGAATTAACTCCGGCCAATACGGAAGAGACTTTCTACGAGAGTAGAAATTTCAGAAAAAGAACAGGGAAAGCGTCAAAAACTACGACGATGGAATTGTATTTAAGTCTTTGCTCTCACAGAGAATTAAAGAAATTTCACGAAAGCTCTGTTTATAATACCGTTTTTGAAATTACGGAGGACGGAGATATTATCGGAATTTGGGAAGATGACGGAATAAGAATAAAAGGACAGAAATTGAAAAATTTCACGGTTGGGATTAGAACTCCTCCGACGGAAGAGAAGCCGCCTTTTACGCCGTTATCTGTAACTTATAACGATTATGACGAACTAGAAAACCATGGGGTTATTACAGCGCCATTGTTTGACCCGGTTGATGACTTAAACGGAATTTTCAACGTAAAAATTGAAAGCGTTGGGGTTACAACTGGTACTGGATTTGATTTTAAAGCGACTACTGGTTGCGCTGACGATTCAGTTGGCGAGCTTTCAGTTGGTTGGTTTAAATTCTTAACCGCTGACGGAACGGACCAGGGGGTTAGTATCGTTTGGAACAGTCAAACAGAGTTGTTTACGGCGACTGGAGCTGCATTAGTTGACGGAGTTATGACGACTGATGGTATTCAAACCGACATTAATACTGGAGAACTCTTTGAGGGAAGAGGTCTTATCGTTATTGAGACTGGTATTGCTAAGAAAAAGAAGAAGTAATATACTTTTTATTATTCGACCCGGCTACTTAGGGGAGAGGCCGGGTTTTTTTAGAGAATTTAACTTTACACAGTAAAAATGAGCGACTTACGAAGAGATTTAAACGAAATAAATGAGATATTTAAAAAGCATGGTTTGCTAAATCAGACGGTTTATGCAAAGAAAATAGGGATAACAAAACAAGCATTAAGATACCGAGTGAAAGCGGGATTGGTAAAACATGTAAGATTAGGCGAAACAATATTTATAATACCTTAGAAATTATGGCAGAAATTAAAATAAGAAAACCGATAGCAACTTTTAAACAAGAGTTTAATCCGATAACATTAGACCCGAACTGGGATAAAAACGGAGACGTGGAGTCTAGTGTTTGGACCGATAGAGACGGAATACACCAAAATCCATCAGCGGATTTTATGATGCTAACATATGGCGCTATATTCCTTTTAGACCCTAAAATAAGTTGTAAACTAAAACTTGACGGATACGCAAATTTCGATTTGATGACGTCAATTCTTATGATTAGAGGCTCTGGCCCGGAGGATTGTATCAACCTGGTTTATCAGGGAGGTGAAATACAAGTTATGGATATGAACGCAGGGGTTTATTCCAATCTAAATTCAGCAAATCAAATGTCAGTCGCAGGACTTATCGACCCAATAATTACGCTTGAAGCGGTTGGAGACACGGTTTTTGTAGGGATAAACGACGACCTTTACGAGATGCCAATAAAAACAACGCTATTAGCAGAGGGCTTTTTCGGAATGTTTCAGGCGTCCTGGAACGGAGCAGTTCCATTACTGATTTCGTCTGACTTCACGGTTTTAAGAGCGTAGATTATGACGATAACCCATGGCATAGCAAATGTAAAAACTGGATTAAGTTTTACCAAGTTTCAACGAAGCATGTTTATATTTATGCAAAAGAACCTGGTGGATATTATTCTACAAATGCAAAGTAAACAATTGTTTATGATGTCTATTGGAGCGGATGGCGTGGCCCTGGGATATTATCGTAATAAGAACCAAAAGAAAAGTAAACGGTTCAATGATAGAAAACCGAGTTTCCCGGTTACTGGAGAGCCTTACGATATGGTTTTTACTGGAGACCTAAAGAAAAATTTAGAAGTTAGAATAACAACTACCTACATGGTTTTCAAATCAGGAAACGCCCATGTGGCAAAAATACAGCACAGGGATTTTTGGGGAACAAAGAACTGGTTTGGTTTGACGGAAAGCAATATGAGGCAATTAGTAAATCATTATTTAAAGAAACAAGCAAAGGAAACAACGCTAAAAAAAATACTTACAGGAGAATGGATTTAAGATTAGACAATATATTAATAGTTGATATGTACCGAGCTATAAATGAGGATAACCCTGCGGCAATTAGCAGCGAGTTAAATCAGTTTGATTTCGAGGAATTGGTTGAGGAATATATGGATTTACAGAGCGATGATGATACTATAATTGAGCGACGTATCGAAACCATTAGTAGAAAGTTAACGATAGTTTCAGCGTGTTTGCTTTATTTAGAAAAGAATTTAATGGACGAGGAAATTATGGCAGTAATGAATGACCTGGGCTTTGTTATAACTAGAGATAATTATCCATTTGATTTGCAAAATGTGGCAATAAAAATGGAGAGGTTGCAGGGGAAAATCAAACGAATGGAGGGGTCTATTCCAAATAAGAAAAAGAATAAACCAAAATCTAAGCCGGCTACTATTTACGAGATACTAGCGAATATGAGTTCTGGCCTTGATGGAATTTACCTTGACCCTAGAAAGTTAGTAGTAACGGAATTTATCGCATATCAGGGAGCTTTAAAAAGTAAAGTCGAGTCATACGAGAAAATTAAAAAGAAATAATCATGGCACAAACTTACAGTACTAAAATAACAGGAGACGATATATTTGATAGGGCGACAATAGCAGCAGCTTTTAAAAGATATAAAGATTTCATGAAAGATGCCAAACGTCAAACTGACGATTTGAAGCACTCTATTGTTAGTCTGAATCAGGCTTTAGCGAGCGGAGAAACTGGTTCTTACAATAGGAAACTTAGGCAGCTTCATAAAACTATGAAGCAGGTTCACGCCACGAATAAAAAATTAAGAGCGGAACAAGACAAGTTAAACAGAAGCTTGGAGAAGCAAAAAGGTAAAGTAAAGAAACTTCGATTAGAGCTTACTAAATTAAAAAAGGCTCAAAAGGGAGCGACTAAAGGAACAGGGTCTTTACTTAAAGGATTTGCAGGACTTGGTTCAATTCTTGGAGCTTTAGGAATAGTTGGTTTTGCAGACGTTATTGTTAGCGCTGGTAAGGCGACTTACGAGACTGCAAAGGCACTTGATACAATGAACCTTACTCTGGGAAAAGTAACGGAGTCAGCTTTTGAGTTCGCAAGGTCGCAGGAATTTATTGCGATTACATCAGAAAAGTTTGGATTAAATCTACTAAAAACTTCAAGTAAATTCGCAACATTTAGAGCTTCGGCGAAAGAGTCAAACTTTACTCTAAAGGAAACGATGGATATTTTCGAGACGTTCTCAAATGCAGGGGCGTCGCTTGGTAAGAGTTCAGCGGAATTAGATAGGATATTTCTTGCTCTGGAGCAAATGATGTCTAAAGGAAAAGTAAGTTCAGAGGAATTAAGGAGACAACTTGGAGAGGTTCTTCCTGGTGCTGTTTCTATTATGGCGAAGTCTATGGGAGTATCTAACGCAGAGTTAGAGAAGATGTTAAAAAAAGGAGAGGTTCTTGCTAGTGATGTTTTACCGAAATATGCAGAGGAAATTAAAAAGACTTTCAGTTTAGATAATTCAGAGAGAGTTGAAACAATGGCGGCTAACCAGGAGAGGTTAACGAACTCCATGGTTGAGTTTGTTGCTGTCATCACAAAAGATGGAGGTGTTGTAAAGACCTGGATAGATAATTTATTTGAAGGACTTGCGGGAGCAGCCGATGAAGCAACGAGGTTAGCTAAAGTAATGTCAGATGACGGAACAGATGGCGTTGCGGGAGCTGTTAAACTAGTAGTTTCCAAGACTGCGAAATTTGGAATTGTTTTACTTGGTATTTTTGGCCCTGTATATGAAGCGTTTAGAGGTCTTAGAGAAATATATGGTTTCTTAGGAGATTCTGTTGACGAGAATATGGAGAGGATAAACAAGGCTAAGATAGACGATGAGACAATACTGGCATACGACGATTTTAGAAGAGTTATGCAGGATTTTTTAGATTTGACTGGTGGTTCTGTAAACGAAAAGTTTTGGGATCAATTTACAGACTGGGAGGGTCCGAAAAAAACAAAGGAGGAATTTACAGCTCTAATTGATTATTATTCAACGGCTATTAAAAATATAAAGGCCGAGCAAGAAAAAATTAACAAAGACCCTTGCGACGAGAAATGTAAAAAGAAAAAGAAAAAAGCAGCGGACGACGAAAAGAAGAGGTTAAAGAAAATGTACGATGATTACGTAAAGGAATTTGAAAAGTACAAAAAGAAAATACTTAAACTATTAGAGGAAGAGTCGAAAAGAAATAAGGATGCGGCGGATATGTTGACCGATTTAAAAATTGGAAACATAAAGGACGATTACGAAAGGGAGGTTGCTAAACTTGACAGGGAACTATTTCTACAACAAGAAGCTTTAAAGGATAAGGAGATAAGTTACAAACTTCATCTTGCGATATTATTTGAATTAGACGAAAAATATGATAACGATAGAGAAGCTCTACGTATAGCAAACTCAAAAGGAGAGGTTGGTTTAAAACCTGGAGAGAAAAAACCGAAAGCAAAGACGTATGATAATCCGGCAAGTCAGTTATTTAAAACCGACGATGCTACTCTGGGTCAATTGCAGGAAGATATAGAGGACGCCCTTAATATGGCACAGGATTATGCGGGTAGTATAATTGATATATTTAGCATGATTACCGACTCTAAAATGATGCTACTTGACGAAGAGCAGGACAGCCTGGATAGCTTCTATAAAACTCAATTTAAACTGTATGAAGATGACGCCGATATGATTGATAAGCTAAACGTAAGAAAAGCAGAGGACGAGGCTAGAATTGAGAAAAAACGTAAGAAATTGGAGTATGAGAAAGCGAAGCAAAAGAAAGCCCAGGCGTTAGTTGATGCAGCTATAAATATAGCTTTAGCGATTACGTCAATGCTTACCGCAGGAATACCTGGTATAGTTTTAGCGGCTATCGCAGCGGCAATTGGAGTTATACAAATAGCGGCAATTGCAGCGCAACCATTACCGAAGTATGCAATGGGTACTGACAATCACCCTGGAGGACCTGCGATACTTGGAGACGGTGGGAAAAAAGAACTTGCTATTTCTCCAACGGGAGGGTTGTACATATCAGGAAGCAGACCGGAAATTAAAACAATGGAGAGAGGAACGAAAGTTATCCCGGACGCCCAGGAGTACATCAGGCATCAAGTAATAAAATCAGTCCTTGAAATGGAGCGAATGAACAACGATATTTTAGTTGATAAAGTTGCCGACGCTGTTATTCTTGGATTCGAGAAAACTAGAATAAAAAACGAGAATAACGTAACAGTTAATTCATCAATAGGCCATGAAATTTGGAGAGCTAATATTTTAATGGGAGATTCATAATGAGAGATATTAATCCTATACAACACGATTATGTAAGGTATTATTTACTGGTAGATAATCAAATCGTACAAATACAAGAGCCGGACAACTGGGAGTCATCTAATAAAGAGTTTGCCAGGTCAAAACAGTATCATGGATTTAACGTAAATATTTCAGAAGCGGTACAATTCAGCGGAGAGACTGCGAAATTCCTAGAGGACCTTTACACTACTTTCGGAGCGAGTACTTTTATAACTATAATCCAGGAAGTGAAAGCATCTATTACAGACGAATGGGAAGAGATTTATAGCGGAGTATTAGATTTTTCAACTGCTAGTTTTGGTTACGAACAATTTAAATGCAAGATAAATGCAGGAGAATTAGAGAAGCTATTCACGAGTAGATGGAGGACTGAATTAAACGTATTAAATAAGACCGACCTTGACGGAAAAGAATTACCATTAGACGACCTGGAGACGCAAACAATAGAATTATCAGACAGAGGGCTGCAAGGAGTTAACACCTTAGATATTGGAACGGAATATTCTGTTGATTTTAGGCATACAGAGGACGCTAATTTTATGGTAATGGGAGTCTTAATGACGAAACTTAATGAGACTTACTATAATTTGCCGCAACCTTTTGAAGTTGCTCGTGAGAAGTTTAGGTCTCTTTCGGATCATGGCGACTGGGTTTCTGTTCCTGACTATGCAAATGTTGATAACCTGTTTTTTTATCAGAGACAACCGGAGACGGTTTACATAGAGTTTCAAATTGATTATGAAGCGGAAGTAAGTGTTGGAAGAATAGATACTACATTTTTTCTAAACCTATGGCAATATGACCTAGAGGAAGAGCCTGTATTTGAGGATTTTCCTTTCTTTGTTGACGAGTCGAAAAAGATTAGACTTTTCGATAAATTACTTGAAGCGAATAAAACCCACAAAGTTGTTTATCACGAAACGCTTAAATTAGAAATAGAGAGTTTAAAAGCGATGACTTTCATGCATGGAGTAAGCGATGGTTTTGCGAATGATTATGGAACTACTGCGATTATTAAACGAGCTAGTATAACCCTTATTGGCGACACCGCTCACGGGGCTACAAAGAATGATGTATTTATGCCTTTTCCCTTTTTCCAGAGACACATTAAGTTGATGGGAGGAGGGTTATTGAGAAGCGAGTACCTGGAGAAATGTAGATACTCTTTAGCTACTGGATTTATGATTCGTAACGTAATAAAGGACGAGGATAGCGAGACTCCTGTCAGCATCACGTTTCAGAAATTATACAATAGTTTTGACGCAGTTAAACCGATAGGTCTTGCGCTTAACAGGAATACTGTAACGATTGAGGAAAGGGAATATTTTTATCAAATGTTTAGGTCTTACGATTTTGGTTCAGAGATTAGCGATATTGATATATCTTACGACAAAGTGGTTGCGTACTCGGAAGTAAATATTGGATTTGAAACGTCAAACTTTAGCGCAGAGGATGCGTTGGATGAATTTAATGTAAGGACGGTTTTTACTTCTCCTATAAACAATTATAGAATGAGATACAATGCGGTTTCTGATATTCAAGCGAGTTCGTATGTTATAGAAAAATTAAGGAGAATACAATATCAAAAAAAGGTAGATAGGACGCATACCAGGAGGGGAGATACAACTATCTTTTTTATCGACCTAAAAGATTCAAGTTATATTGTTAGGGAATACAACGATGATTTTGAGGGAAGCCCAAAAAATCTTTATAAATCGAATGACGCTTATAATTTCAGATTTTCCCCAATGAATAGATTAAGAACGCAAGGGGCGTGGATTAATCACGGTCTTTCAGAATTTAAAGACAGAGAGTTTATTTTCTCTTCGTCAACTGGAAATACGAGTTTAATAAC